ACGGCACAGATGCCGGGCCACACTCACGGTTATCGATTTAGGCCTCCAGGGGGTAATTTTGCGGGCCAATCTGGAAACATTGACAACAACAACACACAGGCAACAGGTGGCGCCGGTGGTGGTGGAGCTCACAACCACAGCGTTTCCGGTTCTGGCTCCTTCAATGGTAACAACATGAGCCACTCCCACAGTGTTTCTGGACTGTCAGTCTCAGGAAATGCTTCTTTTAACGGTGGCGCCATCAACTTGGCAGTTCAATACTTAGACGTCATCCTCTGCACTAAGAGCTAAACTAAACAAATGGCAAAGAAAATCATCTGTCCACTACTACGGAAGCCCTGTATCGAAGATGAATGTGCCTGGTGGACCACTATCCGAGGGTACGATGTTAACACGGGTAAGGATGTAGATAACAAAACTTGTGTGATCAGTACGGTACCAATGCTGCTGATCGAAAATTCATCTCAACAAAGGAGTACGGCCAGTGCGGTCGAGAGCATGAGAAATGAGATGATGTCCAAGTCTGATATAACCAACACCCTCTTAACAAATGTTGTTGTTGGTGCGCGTGTCCAACAGCTTCCATCCACAGACATCAGTTTCGCCGAACTTCCTCCCTCTACGACCAATGACTAGAATCACCCTCTTTCCTGGAACCAATGATGCCCAAATTGAAGGGGAATTGGCTCAAGATGTAGATTTCACGGGTATCGATCCAACCATCCACTGCGTCCAGTGGTACGATACAATCGGGCAAATCGAATACGTTGGCGATCTCATTACCGGTGAGAAACCACAGAATGAGACTATCACGGACATCACTCCGTACATGTCTTACGCCACCCAAGCTGCGGCGATCATTAACGCATACAAGAATCCGGTAATTGTCTATTCCACAGCGGATGGCACTCAGTTTCAAGGGATCACATACGCTCTGGGTTCTGAAATCACCATAACCACAGTAGATACGGATCCTCCAGCCACATCCACACCGTTAGTGCCTCCAACTCCTGACGTTTATCAGGACTTGTATTGGTTTGACGATGCGTGGCTCCTCTCCTCATTCGATCCAGCTCTTAATTTGGCCGGGGCCAAAGCGGATCTTATTACGAAGGTTCAGACTTCAGCCACCGTGCAGGCCGATCTCCAGGCCCGAATCTACTCGATGTACAAGTTGAGCATTGAGGCCTCACCGGGAACCCTTCCCACCTCTGACTACGCCGGTGTCGACCTGGACACCTACCAGACATACATCGACGGCGAAGTGAGTGCCATGACGGCCACAGTGAACGCCGCCACCACAGCGTCCCAGCTCTACAGCTTCGATTGGCGTGTTGAGGGTGACCCCAACGCCTAAAATCTATGCTCATTCAATCCTAACATAACCCCCGTTACCTGATGAGAGTCCGGAAACCAACCGATAAGACCGAATTCATCCGCCTTTACGAAAACGCCCTTCCTAAAGACTTCTGCGAGCACCTCATAGAAAAATTCGAGGAAGACGACAGGAAGGGACCAGGTCGAGTCGCTGATGGGGTGGTCCCAAGGATCAAAAAGTCCACTGACTTGAACATCTCCATAGAGGGTTGGGAGGAGGAGAATAAAACTCTCTTCTCAAACCTTGGGGATTACATTGTCAAATACACTGAGGAATTCTTCCCTCTTTGTAACGTGAATGTGATCGATGCTCAGGACTTGGGCTATCAGATTCAGAAAACGGACAGCGAGGGTTACTATATTTGGCATAACGACGCCGCAACCCACGACGGACGAAACAGACTTCTGACATTCATTTGGTACCTAAATACGGTCACTGAAGGCGGTGAGACGGAGTTTCTAGATCAGATGATCAAACCAACCCAGGGCACCCTGTTGATCTTCCCATCGACATGGACCTTTGCTCACAGGGGTCTACCTCCTAAATCGGGTCTCAAGTATATTTGCACGGGGTGGCTATACACTAGCTTCTACGAGCCCGCTTAGAAGTCCAAATCTATTTCATCCTCGGCTTGGGGCTTGAACGTCCCGAGCAACTCCACAGGCGTAGCGTATCCCGCTGCGCCTTTTGATCTATTTGCCTTCGCGCACACCACCGCGAGCCTCGCGTGCTCAAGGTGCCACTCCTTCCACGACTCCCACAGCGCGTCATCCTTGATCCTCTTCCCAGTCGGCGGCCCACAGAGTATAATGTCCGCGTACGTCAGCATGTTATGGCTCACCCACTCGTCCGCAAGCTGCGCGAAGGGCTTCCCGTGGTGGTCGATGTCGACCCTCGTCCCCTTCCTGAGAAGGCGCCCTGTCACCAGGCACTCGATCGGGTAGCTCGTGGTCGCCTTGTAATCACGGAGCTGCTGCTCCACCCCACGGCGCATCGCTGCCTTGACGGTGTTGAAATGCTTCTCCTCTAAGGTTGCAGTGGTGGCGATCTTTTTGGTGGGATACAGCGCCTCGATGAGTTTCGCCTTCGGGACAGGTTGCCTGGAGCCCCCACCCTCGAGGGAGATCATCTTCACTCTCCTCCCGCCCGCCATCTCGAAGTAGCGGAGATAGACAGCTGTGTCGGGTTTCTGGGCCAACTTCTCCCATCTTTCGGACAATTTGCAAACGCGAAGAATGAAGTCGCGCGGCGCCCCAATAAGCCGGGAGTTTGCGCGATTGTTGTCGATGATGCGGCTCACCTTCTGAGTGAATTCGCCTTTGTTTAAGCCAAGGGTTTCCTTCGCGGTCATGCTTCTATAATCTCTTTGTAAGAGTTACCCACTTATGTGAGCCACAAAACATCCGTCCCCGCCGAGGAACGGATCTACTCACCCGACTACCGTGAGGTGCTCGAACCATTCGAGGACCAACTCGTTGAAGTCACGGGGAGGATAAAGGAGTTTCGTCAGCACCCCAGAAAGAAGCACTTAGAGACCGTTCTCCTTGTCAACCTCATCGTGACACCTATGCCCCTAGGGGAATCCGTGCCGCTCACACATCTCTGGTGTTTGACGCGGCACTTGAAGCGTTTGGGAATCCCTTTGGAACAGAATGAACGAGTGAAGTTTACGGGCAGTGTGTACGCGTATCACCGCCTCGGTGGCAAAAGTAAGTCACGTGGGCTGAAAGGCACACACGACTTTTCAATTCTCCCTGTTGGAGCATGAAGATCGAAATCTACGACCTTTGGCGTGGAGGACGCACCGTCTACTATTGGACCCTTTATGATGGTCCAGACGGAATAGATAAGGTATCCGGCTACGCCACCAGCCTCGAAGAGGTGGCGACCAAAATACTTGACTGGAGGCAACGCATCGCCAATGACTACATCAGCTCCCTCAGCCCAGATGAACTCGGCCAAGCAGTCCGCGAAGCAGTGGGCAGTGGACCGTCTGGCGGATCCGAACACGGTGATCATCGACCTGGAGTCGACGGGGATCCTGAGGCAGGACCCGAACACTGAGATCGTCCAGCTGAGTGTCATCAACACCGCTGGTCGTCCAATCCTCACCATGATGCTGAAACCGGATCGTCCCATGGGCGAGGAGGTTCAGGCCATTCATGGCATCACCAACGAGATGGTGCAGGATAAGCCGTTCTTCCTTCAGGTGGCTAAGGTTATCAGCGCCTACCTAGAGGGCAAGCACGTCATCGCCTACAACGCGGACTTCGACATCGCCCTGCTGATGCACATGTTCGATAAGTACCAGGAGCCTCGACCGAAGCTGGCCGCCGCCTCGTGCGCCATGGATCAGTACTCGGCGTGGGTCGGCGAGTGGTCGAAGAAGAAGAACGATGTGAAGTGGCAGAAGCTGCCGAATCTGAGCGGCATGGCGAGCCACGACGCTCTGTCCGACTGCATCTCCACACTGAAAGTGATGCAGAAGATGGCCGGCCTCTTCGACGAGGCTACAGAGAACGCCGATCTTATCGAACTGGACTTCTAATGCCTCTCGAAATCCCATTTATACTGGAGACGCCCAATACGCTCAGTCCTGACTTCTGTTCCTCGGTTATAGACAAGTTTGAGAAAGATCCGAGAAAGTATCAGGGAGCTGTAGGTAGTGAATCCCAACGCAGGGAGGATGTAAAGAAGTCCACGGACTTGTTACTATCCCCCTTGGAGGAATGGAAGGAAGAAGACACCGTTTTCAATCAGTCGCTTAATGAAAACCTCCACCCGTATTTGGAGAAGGTGCTTATCCCCTGTAATTGGAATGCTTGGGGATGCGAAGATACGGGCTATCAGATACAACGGACACTTCCAGGAGAGTTCTACACTTGGCATCCAGACCAGCCCATGTTACTACAGGAGGGTAGGTTTAACAGGCTCGTCACCTTCATCTGGTATCTCAACACTCTAGAACCAGAGGATGAGGGCTATACTGAGTTCTGGGACGGTACTA